ATTTGTTTACTAGCGGAAACGGACACATAACGCAAGCGACACACGACACAATGGAGCACGATGGGGTCACAATGCCAATTATAGATCTCGCCGATATTTCGGTTTTTATAACAGACTCGGCAGTGTTGGGGGGCGCTGCCCGCGCAAATTGGTTTCCATCACGGGAATATCAGGCGTGGGCCTATCGCGATTTCGTCTATGACCGCCATCGTAGTATCAAAAAATCTTATGTCTCGCGAAACACGTCCCCCGCTGTCTACAGTTCCGACGACCGGATTCTAGCGAATCAAATTGTTACACTTCCTGACGCGAATATTGGTCCGAATGTGGTCTTCAATCTCTCGCGAACTGAAAACGGAAGCGTAGTTCTCACGCGAAATGACCCCGCGGGTTCGCAGACGCGTATCTGCGATAATGAATACGCCCGCGCGGGATATCTCGGGTTTTATACGCGGATTACGATGGACCCAGGGATGATTATGCTGCCTCCACCGCAAGCATCGCTTCTTTCTATCGCGCATCTTCCCGCACCCGAAGAAACCGACGACGACGACGACGATGAACATCAGTGTATAATGTGTGCTCGTTATCGCATCAATGCGCGGTTCTCGCCGTGTAATCACACGGTTTGTTGCTCGGAGTGTTATTCACAGTTCTCAAAAAATGAATGCCCGGTATGTCGTGCGGTGATTACGCGGGTGATGAATATATAATAAAGGTATAATGCGAGAGATATATAGCGAGTGAGTCATTCTTTAATAAAGAAATCCCATATACACAGACGATGGCACTTATTAAAGAGTATTTTGCCCTTACGGATAAATATACCGCGGAATACGGCGCGAATACGGTCGTCCTCCTTCAGGTCGGCGCATTTTTTGAGGTCTACGGACAAATAATTACTCCGGACGTGGCCACGGGGAGCCGTATAGACGATTTCTGCGTGATTTGCGAACTTGCGAAGGCGAATAAGACACCCGGATTCGTTATGGCAGGATTTCGTGATTATAACCTGGATAAGTATTTGAAGAAATTACAGGAGGCGGGGTATACTGCGGTGGTCTATGTCCAAGATGGTATAAAAAACCCGCCGGTGCGCGTGCTTCAAGGGATTTATTCGCCGGGGACATTCTTTTCTACAGATATGGCGCCTGGAGGTGGCGGCGCTGGCGCGGGAACCGGCGCGCTGTCTAATAATATTGTTTGTATCTGGATTGAGAAAATCTCTCGGAAGGTAACGGCGACATCGGCGGCGGCGACCGCGACGGCTACGGCGGCGGTATTAGGAATGACAAATGTTGATATTTATACAGGGCGCACAACCATCTTTGAAACCGAGAATAATGATACACATAATCCGACCACATACGATGAAGTTGAGAGATTCATTGCGTCGTATAATCCATCGGAGGTTATATTAATCTCTAATCTCTCGGCGAGAGAAGTAGAAGACGTAATTCATTATACAAATATACAGGCGAAGGTTATCCATCGCGTAGCGTCGACGGCGTCGGGCGCGTCTGGCGCGGTGGGGACGGCGAAGGCCGAGAGATGCGCCAAACAAGTGTACCAAATGGAGGTCCTTGCCACATTTTTTCCGGATGGACGTGCGAAATCTCTCGAACAATCATTTATGAACTATTCTATTGCGACGCAATCTCTTGTGTATTTGTTGAACTTCATCTACGAACACAATCCGAACCTGGTTTCTAAGATTCAAGAGCCCGTTTTTGAAAATATGTCCGAGAGATTAATCCTCGCAAATCATTCGCTGCGGCAGTTGAATATAATAGACGACGGGAATGCGGGCGGTGGCGGTGGTGGCGGCGGCGGTGGCGGCGTGAGTGCGCGATTGAGTTCAGTGTTATCATTATTAGACCATACCGTTACTCCTATGGGGCATCGTGCGCATAAGTATACGCTTCTACATCCGACATTCTGTGCTGAAGATCTGGAACAGGATTACGCGATAACCGCGCACGTTATTTCTCTCGGAGACGTCGGCGGCAATGATGACCGCTTAGATACCGCGTCGCTCCGCGAGAGATTAATGAATATGAAAGATATTGAGAAAATACATCGGCAAATTATTCTACGTAAGATTACACCGTATCACATATTTTGTTTATTCCATAATCTGCGCCATATCCGCGAGTTATACACGGCGTGTTTGAGAGATTCAGAGGTGTCCCGATATCTCTCCGAGAGAATTCATATCCGAAATGACATTGTTGGCAAAAGCACGCTCCTGCTTGATATGTTTGAAAAGACATTATATATTGACGTGTGTCGTGATATTACAGATACATTGTTTGAAACCAACATCATTCAACGCGGGATATCTCCTGAATTGGATAAACTCACCGATGAGTATCGGATGACCCAGAAATCTCTCGGTGAAGTCCAACGGAACCTAAACGAGTTGATACAAGCGGGCGAACGGCCGATGGGCGGGTGGGGCAATGGGTCGTCCATCGGTAATGACCCGGACTACGTCAAAATCCACGAGACGGATAAAATGGGGATTTCGCTCCAGGCCACCAAACGCCGGACGAAAATCCTAGAAGACCGGATTAAGAAACTGCCTGCGAACGGGAAGATTATTATGATAAACATACAGGACGACATAGATGGTGACCGTGTATTTGCGTTTGATACATCGGGAATAACGTATCCCGCAGCATCCGGTAGCAACAATACCATCCATAGCCCGCAAATCTACGAATTGTGTGCCGCAGTCGTATCCCTGCGTGTGAAAATATCGGATATGGTCGGAATGTTGTATAACCAGTTCATCGTGTCATTACACGAATACTATCACGATTTTGAGAATATGGTGGCATTTGTAAGTGCTGTGGACCTCATACAGAATAGGTGCCACGTTGCGCGGAAGTATCGGTATTGCCGGCCGAGCATCACGGGCACGGGCACGGGCACGCACACTGACACGGACACGGCGTCATTTGTCCGCGCAACCGGGCTTCGCCACTGCCTGATTGAGAGAATCAATGAAGATGAATGTTATGTCACCAATGACGTTTCTCTCGGAGGAGACGGGGTCCTTCTCTACGGGACAAACGCCGTGGGCAAAACCAGTCTCATCCGCGCAATCGGCGTAGCCGTCATTATGGCTCAAGCGGGGTTTTATGTCCCGGCCAGCGGGTTCGTATACCGTCCTTACCGCGCAATAATGACACGGATTCTAGGCAATGATAATTTATTTAAGGGGTTGTCTACATTCGTGGTTGAAATGTCGGAACTCCGCGTCATTTTGAGAATGGCTGACGCGAATACGCTCGTTTTAGGCGACGAGTTATGCTCAGGCACCGAGATGGACTCCGCGATCAGTATCTTCGTGGCAGGGTTACAGCATCTTTATCGCGCGGGGGCGTCGTTTATTTTCGCCACGCATCTCCACGAAATCGCGGCGTATTCGGAAATCCGAGAGATGGCCCCGGGTCTCCGGCTCGCACATATGCGCGTATTTTATGACAAAGCGCGCGACACTCTCGTCTATGACCGGAAACTCCAGGATGGCGCGGGTGAAAGTATGTATGGATTAGAGGTATGTCGCTCACTTCATCTTCCCGATGATTTCTTGGAAAATGCGAATACGATTCGTGTGAAATACCGCGGGGTGAGCGCGAAAACGCCGACGGCGAGTATTTTAGAGGACGCAGTCCCGTCGCGGTATAATGCGGCAAAGTTGCGGCGACTATGCGAACTGTGCGATAAAGCACGCGGGACGGAAGTCCACCATCTCCAGCATCAGGAGAGCGCGGATGCGGACAACTTCATCGGGCATATCCATAAGAACCATCCGGCGAACTTGGCGTCGGTTTGCGAGGACTGCCACCGAGAGATTCATACGACGGGGGTGGAACACGTGAAAGTGAAGACGGGGAAGGGTGTGCGGATTGTGGCGAAGGTAAAATCTAAGGAAACCACGGTATCATAACAACCTTATTATATATACGTAATGTAACTGGAGGCAACATACGTGTCAATCAATCAATCAATCAATGGACCTAGTATCAAACGCCCTTACGGCAATCAAAGACGCGGGTTCATCCGGTGCGAGTAGTGTCGGCGGGTTCTTCTCGTCATCCGCGGAGAGCGGTGTATCCGCATTCAAAGGAACTAGTTTAGGCGAGTCGTTTTTTAAGAATATAAGCGCGATTTTTATTGCGGTTATAATATTACTTGGAGGGGTGTTATATATTGAATTCAGCAGCGGAAGCGGAACCGGAGCCGGAGCCGGAGCCGGAGCCGGAGCCGGAGCCGGACCCGAAATCGTCCAACGCACTGTCAATATTGAACCGAATACTGGCCGGACCCTCCCTACTGATGTCCCGTGGACCGTCCCCGCAATAAGTATGCGGAATGAATTGCGAGAGGCGTTCGGAACCGCGTATACGGAGGCCGAATTGGATAAAATCCACACCAAGTGTAGCGATTCTTTTTGCGTGATGAATCAGAAATCCCCGGAAGAACTAGAACGGGCGTGTAATTCCATAACCACACGCCAAATGTGCGGAACGAAATGTTGCTGTGGATGGACGAAATACACGGGGTTTGAAGGCGATAATGACCCCATTGTCGTTATGAATACAGCGGAGGCAAATGTCGCGGACCCCAGTGGTAGATCGGATGGCGCGAAAATCCCTGGAAAATGCGTGGCGGGTGATGCGAAGCGGCCTTTTGATATGAAAGACGCCAATAACAATGAGCGTGATGTCGCATACTATTATTATTTAGGAGAATGTGTTGGTGGACGCGGATGTATGAAACAAGGCGCGGTTCGGGGTTAGACGCACAATATTTTTGTGTTGGTATTGTATAATAAAAACAATACCAACACAAAAATAATAAAAATAATAATGAATACATCCGGACAACAATCGCAACAGCAACAGCAACAGCAACAGCAACAGCAACAGCGTGGAGGGTATCAATTCAAATCACAATCACCATCACGTACACGAACGCCCAAATCACATAAACGGCGTCCCAACCCATTACAAAACCAGGCACAACTTCAAAAGATTATGTCGCTCTTTCAGTAAAAATTGATATATAAAAACAATATATATATCAATACATCGTTGACACACGTTCCCGAACGAATGATTATCCCCGTCAAATGCTTCACATGCGGCAAAGTTCTCGCCGACAAATATCGTTACTATTTAGCAGAAGTGCGTAAAATCAAGCTTTCCCGGAATTTGGATGTTGACAAAGTTATCTACCTGACTGCGGAATATATTGACAAGACGCCGGAAGGCGAGGTTATGGATGCCCTGGGTCTTACGAAGATGTGTTGCCGTCGTCATATGCTTACCCACGTGGATATTATTTAGTATATTGTAAACGAATGTATCATATCCGAGATATATTTTTATTCATAGTATAGTAGTAAATGGCAAGTAGAAAGAATCAAACACGGCGCCGTGGCCGTAAATCGTCGTCGTCGTCCAGTAAACGCCGTCACTGTAAAGGCGGCCGCAGTAAACGCGCATCACGCACAGGAAAAAAGCACAATAAATGGCATCAGAAAGGGTGTCAGTCGGGTGGAGGTAGCGTGACCGGTGGATGGCCTTGGGCGCCCAGTGACGTTCATCATACACAAACTGCGGGCGCAGGAGGCGTTCCGGCAGCCATTAACGGAAATCATTACTCGCTGAATACAGCAACAATGGCGCCGCCGCAAAGCAGCAACCACCTCGTTGAACGAGGCCAGTTTGGTGGAACCAAAAAGCATAGGAAAGGCCGAGGACGTCGTCACCGCCGGTTCGTGGGAGAACAACACGGAGGAATGGCGCAATATTTACCCGAAGTCGTGAATCCAGGACTCCGCGGTCTTGCTGAAATGCCCGCAAGCACGATGAACTCAATACAAGGTGCGTCCACCGCATTCCGAACATCTGACCCGACAATTCAACCCATAGGACAGGCAGCCTAGTTAGCGTAGCCGTAGCGGTGGAGCAACGAAGTCGCGTAGCGGAGGCGGAGCCGTAGCCATCGCCGTATTATTATTTTTTTGTAAAATACTAATATATACATTTCATTCCATTCTATGGACGGTATTCTCAACAGAGTGCGGTCATTATGCACCCCCGCGCTCATTTTTTTCATCATTTCGGTTATTTCCCTCTTTATGATGCTATTTGATAACCTGGAAAACACACATCATTATTGTTTCGGAAATGTCAGTTGTAATGTCGCGAATACATCCACTATTTTCATTGTGGAAATATTATTCCTCGTCTTCTGGACGTGGGTATTAGACTTCATCTGTTCACGCGGTTACACCAATTTCGCGTGGTTTATCCTTCTTTTCCCTTACATTTTACTGTTCGCACTCCTATTATTTGGCGCAGCCGAAATCCGCAACACGCATAAGCAAAACGAGGCGAGTGTCGCAATCGTAGTCGGACCGAACAATGACGCATTTGGTGGGATGCGGTTTTAGGGCGACGGCGACGGCAGCGGCAGCGCGCCGCGAAAGCGGACATAAACACTATTTATAATGAAATTGTAGGTATATAATAGCAACAATATATACATACTATGGATTCAGACCCTGAACTTCCGTGGAAAGTCATTCAGCGTCTATTTGAAGATGACCCGCAAATGATGGTGCGTCATCATATTGATTCGTATAATGATTTCTTTGGCAAGGGGATTTTCAAAATATTCCGCGAGAGAAATCCAATCATCCTTCAAAAGGAACAGGACCCAGATACACAGGAGTTCAATCTTCGTTGTGAACTCTATTTAGGTGGAAAAAACGGCGACAAGGTCTATTTCGGAAAACCGATTATATACGATGACGACCGCGAACATTACATGTTACCAAATGAAGCAAGGCTGCGTAATATGACATACGGCACCACAATTCATTATGACATAGATGTCGTATTTAAGATAGCGGTTCCGGACACGGAGGGAGGCGGCAGCGGCACTCGTGTAGAGGTCACAACGGCCACGCTTGAGAGAATTCTCCTAGGCCGGTTCCCCATTATGATACAATCCAATAACTGTATTCTCCACGGTCTTGAACCCAAAGCCAGGTTTTATATGGGCGAGTGTAAAAACGACTATGGCGGATATTTTATTATTGACGGCAAGGAGAAGACGATTATCTCCCAGGAGAAATTCGCAGACAATATGCTTTATATCCGCGAAAATGGCGAAGATAATGTATACACCCACGCCGCCGATATTCGCACGGTTAGCGAGGATGCTTCAAAACCCGAGAGAACACTGTCGGTGCGTATCGTCGCGCCCACCACCCTTTTAACAAACAAACAAATCGTCGTTAATATTCCCAATGTGCGTTCACCTGTCCCGCTTTTTATTGTGATGCGCGCCCTCGGCGTCCTATCCGACCGGGATATTCTTGAATACTGTCTTCTGGACCTTGACGAACACGCGGAACTACTGGACCATTTCATTCCCTCTATTCACGACGCGAATAAAATCTTCACACAGGAAGGCGCGATTAAATTCATTGCGACCCTCACCAAATCCAAGACCATCCCGCAAGTCCACGACATTTTAATGAACTACTTCCTCCCCCAAGTCGGGGAAACAAATTACATTCAAAAAGCGTATTTCCTCGGACATATGGTGTATAAATTACTCCGCGTATCTCTCAAAATTGACCCACCAACCGACCGCGACAGTTTCAAATTCAAGCGCGTTGAGTTAAGTGGGTCTCTAATCTACGACCTCTTCAAGGAATATTACGCGCTTCAACAACAGCATATCCGCCTCGCGATGGACCGCGAGTATTTCAAAGACCCCAAGAAATACGAGAAGAATTTCGTCGGTCTCGTCCAGATGAACTATCAGGAATTCTTTCGCGAACGCATCGTAGAGAGTGGGTTCAAAAAAGCATTTAAAGGAAACTGGGGCGCCACCGAACATACGAAACGCATCGGGGTCATCCAAGACCTCAACCGATTGTCATATAATTCGTTTCTCTCACATCTGCGCAAAATCAACCTGCCGATGGACAGCAGCGCGAAAGTTGTTGCGCCGCGTATGCTTCACGGGTCGCAGTGGGGGATGATTGACCCTGTGGATTCACCGGATGGTGCGAATATCGGGTTTCATAAACACCTCGCATTTGGCGCGCGCATAACGAACCATTGCTCGGCGTATCCGATGACACTCTGGTTACGCGAAGTCGTCAAGATGCAATTGTTAGAAGAGTGTACACGAATGTTCCTTCATTATACTACGAAGGTATTCGTAAACGGGACGTGGGTTGGCGCAGTGACGCGACCGCAAGAAACAATGCGGTTGGTTCGCCTTCACCGCCGAAATGCGCTTATCCCGATTTATGTGAGTTGTCGGTGGGATATCAAAAACAATGAAATCCATATTTTCACGGATGGAGGACGTTTGTGCCGCCCTATTTTCTATATTGATGAGAGCACAGGACGGCCTAGTTATGATAAGGATGAAATATTGGAAATGATACGTGGCGGGAAGGCATCATGGGAGCAAATGACGACGGGATTTACCGTGAAATCAGACCCTACATTTCAAGCATCGCACTGTAATTATTATACGATTGACGAGCTTTACGGTCGCGCACACGATACGTCCGCACTGTCCGCCAAGCAGAAAGTGAGCGAAGATGTCGCGCGTGTAAATACCATTGAGGATTTTCGGCGTTTGAAGGCGACCCAGGCAATTATTGAGTATATTGATACATCGGAGACGGAGTCCACACTGATTTCAATGAGTCACAAGTTTGAGCGACCAGTGGTGGGTGCGGAGGCGAAGGACAGCAGCGACAGCAGCGACAGCTCGAGCGAGGGCGAGGGCGAAGGCCGCGGCGGCGAGGGCGGCGGCGAGGGCGGCGGGATCCGGAAGAACGAGAGACGTCGTCGTCACAGCAGTCGTCGCCGTCACCGTGCTCGCGTCCTTTCCAGTGACGGCAAACAATACACCCACGTTGAAATTCACCCATCTATGTTAATGGGTGTGATGGGGAACCAAATCTGCTTTCCAGAAAATAATCCAGTCGCGCGTAACGTGTTTGGGTGCGGGCAAGCGAAACAAGCTGCGTCAGTTTACCATAGCAATTATCAGGTGCGGATTGATAAAATGGGAGTCGTCATCAATAATGGTGAAATCCCTATTGTTAAGAGCCGGTATCTAGACCTTATCAACCACGAGGAACATCCGTGTGGATTCAACGCCATTGTCGCGATTATGTCATTTAATGGATACAATGTGGAAGATTCTATTCTTTTCAATGAGGCAAGTATCAAGCGCGGAATGTTTCGCATCACATACTACAATATGTATGAAGCACGCGAAGAAAGCAGTAGTGTTCGCGGCGCCCAGCGCGATACCCGGTTTGCGAATATCCAGAAGGAAGGCGCAATCGGTATCAAACCTGGCTATGACTACAGCTATCTGGACGACAACGGCCTCATTCGCGAAAACACCGAGATGGATGATAAGAAAGTAGTCATAGGTATTGGGTCGGTGAGCGTCCAAAATGACGGCGGGCAAATGCGCGATATGTCAGTTATGCCAAAGAAGGGGCAACTCGGGTTCGTAGATAAAGCATTTATGACGGAAGGCGAGACCGGATTCCGCATCGGAAAAGTCCGAATCCGCGAGGAACGACTTCCGGCCATTGGCGATAAATTCTGCTCTCGTTGCGGTCAGAAGGGAACGGTTGGATTGATTATTCCGGAGAAGGATATGCCGTTTACAAAAGACGGTATTCGCCCCGATATTATTATTAACCCTCACGCAATTCCAACACGTATGACGATAGGACAACTAATTGAGTCGTTGATGGGGAAAGCGTGCGTCCTTAATGGGGGATTTGGAAATTGTACCGCGTATACAAACAACGGGACGAAACACGAATCGTTTGGGTCGGTTTTGTCCGGATACGGATATCATTCATCGGGAACAGAGGTGTTATACAATGGAATGACGGGAGAACAAATCAAGAGCGATATTTATATCGGGCCAACGTATTATATGCGGTTGAAGCAAATGGTGAAGGATAAAATCAATTATCGTTCTCAGGGCCCACGGACCCAACTCACGCGTCAGACCGTCCAAGGTCGCGCAAATGATGGCGGTCTTCGCGTAGGTGAAATGGAGCGCGACGGCATATTGGGACACGGCGCAGCGCACTTCCTGAACGAATCGCTAATGGTCCGCGGTGATGAATATCATATGGCCGTTTGTAATAAGTCGGGAATGATTGCGATTTACAATCCGAACCAAAACTTATTTATGAGTCCGATGGTAGATGGGCCGATTAAGTATTCAGGAAGCTTGACGGATGCGGCGGGGGGCGCGACCGGCGCCAGTGTCGTTCATATGACGAAATTCGGGCGTTCATTTAGTATTGTGCGTATTCCTTACTGCCTTAAACTCTTGATTCAGGAGTTGCTTGTGATGAATGTCCAAATGCGTATTATCACCGAGGCAAATATTGACCAGCTTCCGAGTATGTCGTATTCCAATAATGTGTATAAGGTTATCCGGGATGGACGGGGCGCAATGGGTGTGGATGATATCATTGAGAGAAACCGATTGGCGGCCGGGCTGAAACCGCGCGATAGAGGACGAACGGAAGAAGGAACCGCAGGCACTGGATCCGCGAGCGAGGCTGAGGATGCTACCGGCAGCCGTGTATATTTACCAAGCCGCAGCGAAGAAGAAGAAAACGCGCGACCTACATACTTGGCATCGGATATTGTTAAAGGAAGGAAGAACACCCTTGACCAAGACCCTGATGAACACCCCGAAGAAATTATTCGTGATTTGGATGTGGATACACGACAAAGTATTCGTAATTTAGGTTGGAAATTTGCTTTGAAAGAAACGAGCAAGCGAGAATTAGCCAGCAGCACATCTGCCGGAAAATCATTTACGATGTCAGATATAACAGGTGAAGATCTTGTTCTTGAGTCTATTATTCTGGATAAAAATGGCGAACCCACCGAGAGATGGACGATTAGTGGGCGTCAATGGATCGGCGACTATCCAACCCGGTTCCCCGATGGGTGGTTATCCGAAATGCTTATCTACCCCGATGATACACCGATTTCACCCAGTGATATGGTGGAAGAACTCCGTAAGATACGTAAACCTCTGAACTGGGTTATGTCTATTATTTCGCTTATGGAACGATATGCGCGACGCAAAATGACAAGTCGCATAGAAACCGAAAATGTGGCGATGGCCGAAAATGTGCGAAATATTGAAACGAATACGAGAGAAACTGCGCGTGTATCTGACGAAATCGGGCGCGCAAAGCGTGAAGGGAATGTGGCTGAAGAGGAACGCCTGAAGGTCCAAATGACGCGTTTGATGGACGAACGTGTCAAATACGATGCGATACGCCGAGAGATGGAAGGAGACCCGGACTATGTCCCGCAAAGTCCCGGGTATACCGCTTCTTCGCCAATGGCCGGAACCGCCGAAGAAGACGTCAGTCGTGTGCGCAGTGCGGTGGCATCATTTAATGCGAAGATGCTTGATAAATATGGCGACAATGATGAGAATATTCCGGAAAGTGGGGAGTCTACACCGCGAACACCGAGTTCACCTGCGTATTCATCCATATTTCAAGAAGGCGGCGCCGTCGCCGGTGGCGGCAGTGGCCGGAGTTCTAATAAGTACATCCCCCAAATCCCGACGGGAGTTCTTGAGAGTTATTTGAGTTCGCGGTATGGGGCGGCAGCGACAGCGACGGCAGCGACGGCAGCGACGGCAGCGACGGCAGCAGGGGGATTAATGACGGGTGGCAGCGGAGGCCTCGGCTTACCTACGATGAATATTCCAGTTGTCGCCACAATGCCGATGGCGGGAATGATGCCGATACAACAACAACAACAACCGCAGGCCGGTGGTGCGCTATTACAACAGTCGCAGCAGCTGCCAGGAGTCGGGGGCGTAGCACAGGCACTCGCACAGACAGGAGGCGCAGCACAGGCACCTAACGCAGAAGGCGTTAAAACATTATCAATAAAGATATAAAAATTGAATAATAAAGATTTGTTATTATTATATAGTAGACTCGTTCAACTCGTTACTCGTTCAACTCGTTCACTCGTTCATTTCATTTCATTACATTACATTCATTCCATTATGGCAACCACACACGTGAGCAGTGGAAC